CAGCCGATCTACAAAAAATGTTAAAACAGGCATCTAAGGACAATCAATCTAAATAAGTATATCGATGCCTCTGGGACATGAAATCATTTCAAAAATTTCTAGGTGAAGGTGTGGAAAGAATTGCTCAGTATGGAAACTATTATGCGATCTCTCTAGTCTTCAGAGGATCTACCAGAACGATTCAAATGTTCTTCCCACAGAGAGGAAGACCAATGAAGAAAGATGTCCAGGCAGAAGTAGAGAAAGTATATCCTGGAGCGAAGGTAATTTACTTCTATCCTGCAGTTAAGAACCCCAGTGAACCCCTTTTTATGGTAAACCCCTGAGTTAGTTATGAGTGATAATATATATCTTGGTAATCCTAATCTAAAAAAGTCCAACGTTGCTATTCAGTGGACTCAAGAACAGGTTCAAGAGTATTTGAGATGTAAAGAAGATCCATTATATTTTGCAGTTAATTATGTAAAAATCATCAGTCTTGATGAAGGTTTGGTTCCTTTCAAGATGTATGATTTTCAGGAAAAGCTTGTCAGAAATTTCCATGAGAACAGATTTAACATCTGTAAGATGCCTCGACAGTCAGGAAAGTCAACAACTGTTGTTTCGTATCTCCTCCATTACGCACTATTCAACGATAGCGTTACTATTGGTATACTTGCAAACAAAGCTGCAACTGCCAGAGAACTATTAGGTAGACTCCAGACTGCATATGAGGCACTACCTCATTGGATGCAACAGGGTATCGTTGCTTGGAACAAAGGTTCCATGGAACTAGAGAATAAGTCAAAGATTATCGCTGCATCGACATCTGCATCTGCTGTTCGTGGTATGTCGTTCAACATTATTTTCTTGGACGAATTTGCATTCATCCCAAATCATATTGCAGATGAGTTTTTTAGTTCTGTATATCCTACCATTTCATCTGGTAAATCTACAAAGGTAATTATCGTTTCTACCCCCAAGGGTATGAATCATTTCTATCGATTGTGGCATGACTCGGAACTTGGTAGAAATGAATATGTAAATACTGAGGTTCACTGGTCAGAAGTTCCTGGTCGTGATGACGCTTGGAAAGAACAGACAATTAAGAACACATCAGAAGCTCAGTTCCGAGTTGAGTTTGAATGCGAGTTCTTAGGATCTGTTGATACTTTGATTGCTCCATCAAAGCTTAAGTCAATGGTATATGATGAACCAATCAATACCGCCAAGAATGGTGGAGAAATTTATGCACATCCAATAGAGAAACATAATTATGTTATAACCGTTGACGTTGCAAGAGGTGTAGAAAAAGATTATTCCGCTTTCATTGTATTTGATACTACGGAGTTCCCATACAAAGTAGTTGCAAAATATAGAAACAATTCCATCAAACCAATGTTGTTCCCAAACATCATTTGGGAATTTGCAAAAGCGTATAATGATGCATATATCTTATGTGAAGTAAATGATATTGGAGATCAAATTGCTGCAACAATTCAATATGATTTAGAGTATCAGAATCTTCTCATGTGTTCGATGAGAGGTCGTGCTGGTCAATTAGTCGGTCAGGGGTTTTCTGGAAAGAAGACACAGTTAGGTGTGAAGATGTCCAAGACTGTCAAAAAAATTGGAGCATTGAATCTTAAAACAAT